CCGATGGACGTGGCGGCCGGCATTGACATTTCAAACGGCACCGGTGCGTCAAACTCCTGCTCCTGCTGGGGAAACATGCAGACGCGGGAAAAGGTGGCCGAGTATGTTGACCCGTGGATATCGCCGGAAGAGTTTGGCAAGCTGACGATTGCGATGACGGAGTGGTTTTCAAATCCATACCTGATCTGGGACGGCGGCGGTCCTGGCGGGATATTCAGCAAGGTGATCGTTGACTATGGATACCGCAATTTTTACTTTTCGCGGTCTGAAGAGCGGCTTTTCAGGAAGGATACCGACAAGCCTGGCTTCTTCTTGAACCCGAAGCCGAAACGGGTTCTTCTTGGGATGTATAAGATGTCGTTGAAGGACCGCACATTTATCCAGCGTTCCAGCACGGCGAACGCCGAGTGCCTTGAGTTTGTCTATACGACCCGGAAAACCGTCGAGCATTCCGACGAACGGAACAATCTCGACCCGTCCGGTGCCGGCGACTCTCACGGCGACCGCGTTGTCGCCGACGCCCTGCTGAACAAGGCGTATGAGGTTATCAAGGTCGAATATGACGATTCGCCCGAAGACATACCGTGGAACTGCCCCGCCGCCCGTGAGCAAGCGGCGTTGGCCGCGATTGACAATGAAGACAATGAACCGGAGTGGTGAACCCGAAAGTGAGCCAAATGATCCCGCTTCGCACAAAAATTAGAATCTGGATACACGGAACAGCGATATGCGGGCCGCAGACGGCAAATGCGTGGTCAGATGGCTGGCTTCTCAAACGGATATGCTCAGCGATGACTGGATGATTGTCGAATGAAACCGACTGGTCGGTATGTTATTTTCTTGACAGGCTAATGTAAAGTTGTTACATTTCCGATAACAACAGTAAGCTCTTTCGAAACTGGCTTCGCCCGACGGTCTGATCCACCATACGGCTATTAACGCAAAATCAAGCGGCATGTAGGTGCCTACACATCTACATGCCGCTTTTTTGCGCCTGCAAAGGGAAAAGATGGCTCTAAGCGAAGAAAAACATGCAGCTTTATCCCGTTCCGCCGGCGACAGCCTCGGAAAACTGGACGTATTCCGCAAAAACAAGAATGCGGCACTCCGTCAGAAGGTCGGCACGCACTACTCCGACAACGGCGCCGAGTACAAAGTCCCCGTAAACCTCATTGAGCTTGCCGAGAACATCTATCTCCAGCGGCTTGTCGCTTCGACGCCGGCTGTTGCTATTACCACGAAGTACCCCCGTCTGCGAGAAGTCGCAAACCGCTTCAAGCTGGCCGCAAACCACCTTATTCAAGACGAAATCAACCTTGAGCGGACGATGGAGCGTGGCGTAGCGGCCGCCATACTGTCGGTTGGTATCACAAAAGTCGGCCTGAATCACACTCAGGTCGAGTATATGGGCGTCCTTCACGATTCCGGCCAGCCTTTTGCTCTCAATGTCAATCTGGACAATTGGGTTCACGATATGACGGTTGACAGCTGGGAGCAGTGTCAGTACATGGGCGACCGGTATTCAATGTCTGTTGAGGACGCCAAGAAGATGTTCCCGAAGGAGTCCCACGAATACCTGAACCCGGCAACGCCCGATATGCTGGACAGTGAGTCGGCCAACAGTATCACGTCTGGCGGGACAACAAAGGAAGAATACAACGAAACACTCCTTTTGTGGGATGTATGGCTGACCAAAGAGAACACCATTGTCACATTCGTTGACAGTGGCGACCCGTCTGACCCATTCGGACACGAGCTTCACAGCCGCCCGTGGTTCGGCGTCGAAACAGGCCCGTACCACATTCTCGGCTTTAACGAAGTAGATGGAAACACAATGCCGCTGGCTCCCGTCGCCGCGTGGATGGACCTTCATGAACTGGCAAACATGCTCTTCAGGAAGCTCGGCCGTCAAGCGCAACGACAAAAAACAAACCAGGCCGTCCCCGGCGGAAGCAGGAAAGACGGCAATGCCTTAAAGAACGCTAATGACGGCGATCTTTTTCCTTGTGACAACCCCGACAAAATCAAAGAAGTCAAGTCTGGTGGGATTGACCCTTCAAACCTTGCTTTCTTCCTCGAAACGAAAGAACTTCAAAGCCTTGTCGCGGGCAATCTCGATACGCTCGGCGGCCTGAGTCCGCAGGCAGACACACTCGGTCAAGAGAATCTCCTGTCTGCTGGCGCGTCACAGCGGATGCAAAAGATGCAGAAGCGTGTGTATTCGTGGGCTAAAAGTATCTGTCAAGCCCTATGTTTCTACCTGTTTAACGATCCGTACATCAATATTCCGATTGTTAAGCGGCTCCCCGGCTTTGACGACATTGAGGTCCAGTCTAACTTTGGGCCTCAAGACCGGAACGAATCGGACTTTTTGCAGTACAACATCCAGATCGAACCCCATTCGATGCAGCATTTGACGCCTGAGCAGAAGTTGCAGTCGCTCATGCTGGTTCTTGACAGGCTGATACCGCTGGCACCTGTCATGGCACAGCAGGGCATTGGCATTAACTACCAGAAGTACGTTGACACAATATCCGATCTGGCAAACCTACCGGAACTGAAGGGGATATTGGTCTCGCAGGAGGCAGCCGAAGAGCAGCCCGTCGGTCAGCCCCCGGCAAAAGCGGCGAATACAACCCGGACCAATATCCGCGTAAACCGTCCCGGAGCTACCGGTCCCGGAAAAGAACAGGCAATAAAAGCGCATTTACTCGGTGCAAACCCACAATCTAAAGAAATGGCAGCTGTTCACAGGCCGACAGGATAAGGAATGGAAATGTCAAACGGAGATTTTTCAGTGCCAGCAACAAAGGGTGACATTGTTCGCATCCATGAAAAGGTTGACAGGATCGAAGTGTCGCTTGCGACCGTCGCGACCAAGATGGACGGGATGAAACAGATTGAGCAACCATGCGAGGCGTTCAAGGGTCATATCAAAGAGCATAGAGAGATTGATATGGAATGGAAAAAGAACATCATACGGAACATTATCAAGATCGTTGCGGCGATGCTTGTCGGCGCCGCCGGCGTCAACCTGTTACCCGGCAAAGACAAACCTGTCTCGGAACCCTGTAGCGATCAAACTAGCGTAAAGGATACCCAGTAATGCCGTTGTACTGCTTTCATTGTGTCTGTGGGAATGTTGCCGACGAAATGCGGCCGATGTCCGAATCGGATAATCCCAAAAAATGCGAATGCGGCAAACAAATGTCGCGTGACTTCCTTGCCGAGCATGGCGTTCGGCGGGCAGCGTGTGACACCTATCCGTACCATTCGTCAGCAATGGGCGTCGCCCCCTCACAAGTGGCAGAGGCGATGGCGTTCGACAAGCAGCACGGAATATCGACAACCTATAACAGTGACGGTGAGCCTGAGTTTAGAAGCCGGGGCCACCGCAAGCGATACTGTGAAGCATACGGCTATGTTGACCGAAACGCTGGATTTAGTGACCCGCAGCGTGCCAAACAAATGTAACCCCAAAACCGGAGAACAGCAATGTCAGACGAAGACAAAATCGAAGAAGAAGCAACCGACGACATGACCGCGGACGCCCTGTCCGCCGCCAATGAACTGTCGGATGCGATTACCGACGAACAGACCAGTATTCTCGACGACGAACCAGACGTTGAGGCTGAAGATACAGACGTGGACGAAACTGAAGAACCGGTAACTGAAGAGTCCGCCGAAGAAGAAAAGCCTGCCGAAGAAGACGATTCCGGCAAGCAGACAGAAACGCCACAGGTCGATGATTCCCTGTTGGAACGGGCTGTCAAAGTAGGAATCCCGATGGCCCTGGCAAAAACAGCCAATGTTGAAGCATTGACTGCGCACGTCGAGTCATTGGAAAGCAAGGTTTCAGAAGAGACGGAGGCGCCGGACGCCACTGACGAAATGGAACCGTTCCCTGAGTTTGACGAAGACGGCCGCGAATACGACGAGAAGATCGTCAAGGCGATTAACGGCCTTCAGTCAAAACTCAAGGAAGTCATGGAGCAGAATACCGCTCTGAGGCAAGAAGTCGAAACGACAGTCCAGCAATCAGCAATCGAAGCGGGGCGCAAGGCGTTTGACGCGGACATTGCCAGTCTGGGCGATGACTTCAAGGAAATCTTCGGCGAAGGCTCTTATAACCAAGAGCTTCAATCGTCGAACCCGTCGGCATTCAAACAGCGAATGGCCGTCTTAAACAACATTGTCGCTATCGAAAAGGGCTATAGCGATGCAGACCGTCCGTCGAAGGACAAAATCCTGAAGATGGCAGTCTTTAACGTCACCGGAAAAATGCCTGGCGACAAAGCGAAACCCGATATCGACACGATGCCGGACAAGCTGAAAGCGCACGCTGAAAAAGTGGTAGGCAAACCGTCCGGCTCAACCAAGCAAAACACAGTAGCGGGCGAACTGAGCCAAGCGATCAAGGAACTTGACGAAGCATTGGGTCATTAGCCAGCTCCAGATATGGAGTATAAACCATGTACACAAGAATTGCAGACAGCCTTACGGCCGTCTATGACAAAGTCCCGTCGTCTGTTATCGACCTTTCTGCCGAGCAGACCCACTACATCGTCGCCCCGTACTTCCTGAACAAGAAGGGCGGA